TGAATAACACTTGTTACACAACTTGCACAACAAGATGTTCCTTTAGGACTTGTTCTTTTTTGACATCCGCATCCTAATTTTTTTCCGCAATTATTACATACAGCCATATTTGTTGGTTTTTAATGACAGCTTTTACATTCAAATTTATCTAAAAGTTTTTTTGCATAACTAAACAGTTCCATGCCTTTTTGAGGTTCATGGCAAGTTTCTACTTTAGCTTTTGCCGCTTCCAAATAAGATTTGATTAAAGCTAATGAATCTAATTTTTTTCTTATTTCATCTGTAGGATCACAAGCTGCTACATCAATATCACAAAGAATTTCTTGATATCTTACAAGAGCTTTGGTAATCCTTAAATGGTTATACTCTACGTATACCACATCATTTGGACTAACACTATATTTTATAACATATATACCATCAGGTATATCATTGTATTGTGTAGCGCAGTTAGCTGTTTGAATCTCTAAATCACAAGCAGTAAAGTTTTTAATAAATCCTGTTGTGATATCAGGTGTAGTAAACTGTACAGGATGAGTAAATCCTGGTAAAGTTATTTCCAATATTGGACAATCTACAGCCATATTAGGATCATAAACACTTGTATCTACTAGACGTAAGATAAAAGTATTTAAAGTATCAGGAGCTTCTACGCTTAATTTGTGTTGTGCCATGTTAATTAAAATTAAAAAAGGGAGGGAGTATAAACTCCACTCCCATTAATCTAAATACAAATTATATGCTAAAAGTATTATAGTATTTGTGGATAAGATGACTCACTATAATCAAGATCTTCACATTCAGCTTCTCCGTTCTCAACTGTAATTGTAGCACAATTATTATTGCAAGCTTTTAACCAGCCATCAATTTGAAGAATGTAAGCATCTTTTGCTTTATCTCCATCTGCTCCTAAAGCATCTCCAGTGTCAACACCGTTTACATAAGAACTTGGGAATGCAACTTCAACAAGATATTGATCATTGTCAAATGTTCCGCTTGGATTATTAAATCTTGGTACTGAATGTAACAAATATACTTTATGATAAAGTCTACTTCTATCTACAATATCAATCATACCTGTTCCTTGCGTAATCTCTCTGATTCTTAAATCAGTAGATAAGAAGTTTTGCAAGTAAGATTCAGAAATAATAATTTCTCTAAGAACAGTTTCTCCTAAAGTATCTGCCATTTTACCTTGGCAATATCTAGTTACACAAGTTCCTTCAAATTCACATGGATCACCATTAAGATCTACTTCAGAAGCAAAAATTTGTAGTGGGTTTTTACCATAGAAATCAGAAGGTTGGAAAGTACAATCTCCAAACTTAGTATCTTCGTAAGCACCTTTAAGAAGAAGACCTGCTTGGTTACCACCATCTGAAGGCCAAGTTGTTGGGCTTGCAAGATAATCAGAAATTAAAAGAGCACCAGGTAAGCCATCAGCAGTTGCTTGTTCAGCAGTTGCATAAAATGCTTGTGATATACCAGCTACTGTAATAATTAGAATAGGCATTACAAAGTCTTTAAGATATGGGCTATCAGCAATAGCTTGTCCCCATTTTGCATAAACAATACCTGCATCTACATTAGTAGGTGTTGCAGGATCATCACAACAACCTGTATAAGCATCTACTGTATGATAAATATTATGGTGAGCAAATCTTAAAGGAGCTGTTCCTTTAATATCAAGTCTCAAATAATAAGTTTCATTACAAAGAAAATCTTTTTGACAATCTGCTGTATCATTTGGAGAGTCTACAGGAGCTGCACCAATTAAAGTTTGAGATTGAAAACCAGGTTGAGCATTAACATTCCAAAACTTAGAAACATATTTTGGATTAATAATTTTTGATTTACTACTCTCTAAGTAACCTCCATGCATTGCTTGCATGTCTTTTGTTTTAAGAGAAGACCCAGCAATAATAATGTTGCAACAACCCATTTGATCAGGAGCATTGTATGAAAGATACGTATTAGCATCAAAAATACCTAGAATACCAGGTTTAGCAACATTTGCTCCTGGTGTTGAAAGTAAAGAAGTATTTACCCCAGCTGTAATAATAAATCCTCCTGTAGTATTAGGATTTGTTACAGTACCTGAACCCGAAGCTAAACCAGTACAGATATAGGATTTGCGAAAAGCGTGATTAAAATAAGCCATTTTCTAAAAATTTTATAAATAAACAAATAAATAAATATACTATAATATACAAAAATTATCAGAGACAACAATAGATAACATAACTTATTTTAAGAATAGCAACTTATACTTAGTTGCATTAAATAATGTTTTTATCATATCTATGTCATTGACAATTTCACTATAAGGCATAACATTTTGTATTTCAGTAAGATAATCATACTTCATACGTATATAACTTATAGCTTCTTCCACAGTCTGAAAGTTTAAACTTTGAGATGGTGGATAATTTAAAATAGTTTCTGCAGCTCCTTGATAACTTTCAGCAACTGTATCCACTAAGCCAGGTAATGCGTCATATAACTCATTTAAAGCTTTATGTTGTGCAAAAGAACCAGGTCCAGTAACTTTTAAATGTAATCTATGAAAAGCAGGTGCAGCATCTAACATATCTGATATACAATCTGCTAACTTATCATCTAAAGAAACCATTTGTTGACTAGGTTGTCTAAAGATAGATGGTTGTGATACAGCTCCTGTTTTAAGCATTCTTTGTTTCATAATTAATTATTACCTTCAACTTCTTGCGTAGCAATCTGTTGTATGTTAAATGATTCAATATCTCCAGCTAAAATTTTAACAGCTTCATCAATAAGCAATTCAATAATATCATCTTTAAATTCACATTCTACATTTGCTGTTGATACTAATTGAGTATAAGGATCAGAACATCCTAAAATTTGTATTCTTCTAGGTTGTCTATAATAATAAAGTTTTCCTGTTTCAACAGAAAACTCATTATTTGTATAAACCCTTATTGTATTATTTTGAAGAGTACAGAAAGTTTCTGCCCATAAAAAACTAGGTTGTTTATTTTTATCCCTTAGTAATTCATCTACGTTACCTTGTTCTGCTAGATAAACAACCATTTTTCTTGGTTCATTACAACATTCATCTGTAGCATCTACAGTAATTCTTTTCCATTCAAAATAATTATCAGGCAAAGCGGGAACTTCTACAAACAAATCTTTGTTATTAAAATTAACAGTCAGTTCTGTAAGTAAAACTTGCATGTCATCAATCCTTCTTTTAGACTGTTCATCACCTTCTTGCTTAGCATTTACTCCATGCAATTGTCTTCTAGACCAAGTTACTTGACCTTTATTAAATGCTTCAACTATTTGCCAACATTCAATATTGTCATAATCTTGACTAGCTAATTTATTTAGCCTTTGCTGTATTTTTATTTGAATAGTAGCGTTATCCATTTATCATTAAGAATTCCAAAGTGATTCAACTTCACCTAAAAGTTTTACTAATAAATCTTCATTCAAAGGATTCTTTAAAAACTCAACTACGTCAGCTACATTTCTTCCTAATAAAGCTGATGATTTAGTATGATATAACATACCATCCGGTTTTAAAGTAATCATTCTGAAGAATGAAGCATCTTTAACTAAAGCTTTTAGTTTTACAGTTTCCATATCTAAAGAGCAAGTGTCTATAAATCTTTGAGCAGATACTTTAGGTTTTTCTCCACTATTACCTGCAATATATTCATCACATGCTTCATATAAAATATCAATTGGTGTATGTGTTTTATATGTAGAACTATTTGCATCTACTACTTTAGTAACATAAAGAAGTTTTTTAGGATTCTTACTATAAAGCTCATCAAGATGTCTAATAGCTCTATTACGTAATTTTTTGTAAATAGTTTTAGTAGATACTGTTTGTGTTTCTTTATCTAAATAAAATTTTGGTGGTCTTGCTTTTGCTTGAGCATCTTCATAACTTTTTGCAATAAGATCAAACCCTCCAGCTTCAATTGCCATTAATTTAATAAGATCATACGGATCTTTTAAAGGGCTAAGATGAACAGGTTCATTACCAACTCTCATAGTTATTTTTTCCCAAAATTTAATGTTTTCTGGTCTAAGTAAAGTTACCTTGTTCCAAAAGTCTGTATCATCAATATTAAGCACATTAGTAGCTAATCTTTGTTCTAAATCAGCTACAACAATTCTAATATTCTTAATAATTGCTTTTTTTTGTGAAATATCAGGAATATTTTGCACTTCTGTTGCAAATTCATCAAGGCCTGTAATATATCTAACAACCCCATTTCTTTCTATAGCAGCTAACTGCTCTTCATGAGTAACTCCAGGAAAAACAACCATTCTATAATCTTCAAGACCCATGTTTTCTGAATTAGGATCTATGTAAGGTTTAATTTGTATTTTTCCTACTTTAGATAAGATATCTTTTATAGTAACTTTCTTTTTTTCAATTGGTTCTAGGACATCCAATGTTTCAGGAATTTCTACTGTGATAGTTGATGCTTCGGGTAATCCAGTTACTTTAACTGTTTCTCCAGCAACATTTTCTGTTTTTTTATGTCTTGGCATTTTAAAATTGTTTTAAGTTGGTTTATTATTCTGACTAAAAAAAGGGAAGGTTTTTAAACCCTCCCTTTATAATAAAAGTACATATTAGAAGGACCCTCCTGTAATTGGGTTTCTCATCACAATCTTAAGAACCTTGGTAGGATCTTTTACCCAGATTGCTGGCATACATTGAGTCATATAAACTCTATATCCATTAAACTGGCCTGAAGATTGGAATCCTTGAGTTCTACCCATATAATCCATTGTTCCATTTTGATACCACCATTTCAATTGGTTATCCCAAGAAAGTTTCAATAGATAAATATTATCATTTGTGTTATCAGTAACATCAAAGATAATAAAGCTATAAGAACTTAGAGGATGTCCATCAATGATTGGATTCTCAATGTCATTAGTATGAACGTTATCAAATGCAGGATTAATTACAAATTGAACATTTGCAAGGAATGGAATCACATAGCTAGTGAATGCAAATCCAAAGCCTAGATTCATACCTTTTCTAGTTACAGCTCCTACTCCATATTTTTCAGAACCTTCAATTGTAAATAGTGAAGTAGAACCAGCTTCTCTTGCAATAGCTTCATTAACCATTCTCATACCTCCCATACCTGTTTGAACAATAATTGTTCTTTTTGGATCTGGACCAGTAAAGTCAACTTTACCTGCATAGAAGTTATAAAGTTCTGCACGGAATAATTCAAGATCAAAGCTAGACTTGTTATATACTCTTTTGAAAGAGTTATCAAGCTGCTTCCAAAGACCCACAGATAATCTAACATCATCTGGACCATCTTGCTTAATTCTACCACCGTGTCCCCACATTAGGTAAGTTTCAATATCCGTAGCAATTTTAGTTAAGTGAGCAGCTTCTAAAGAAGTAAGGAAAGATCTAGAAAGATCACCGTTTGCAACAGCTCTTTTTACATAGTCTTTACCCATTTTGCTTACTAAATCTTCAATAGTAGAAATAGAAGGATCAACGCTTTTATCAAAGTTTCTCCAAATTTCTGTTACAGGAACTGTACCATCAGCATTAAGACCACCTTTGATAGCCATATCTGCTCTTGAAGAGATAGAGTAGTGTACGTGAGCTTCAGCTCCACCTACATAGTTATAGAATTCTCTAAAGCCAGATTTAGTTTGGATGTCAGAGAATCTTTCACCATACTCACCTCTTGCAGAACCTTTACGGAAGTATTTGGTTCCTGGAGTTAAGAATTGATTTTCTAGATACTTGTAATTGTCATTGTTTACAACCTGAACAGTATACAAGAAACCATCTCCTAGAGGAAGGATATCTTCTTCTGAAGAGATTAAAAGTTCCACACCATTGTATTTATCATAAGTGATGATATCACCATGACCAAATTCTCTAGTGTTTAACTTAATCTTGAATAGTTGCCCATCTACCCCTTTGTTATTATTAAGAGGTTCAACGTCATCAACAACATAAGGTAGATCTTGAGAAATAGGTGTTTGCCATTTCCATTCACCACGAATGTTGTCAACTTCAATTACATTTTTCCCACCAAAGCTAGACATTTGATAAAGAGGCATTTCTACTTTTTGAGTCATTGCCCAGATATCAACTGGCCCCATATCAGTAGGTTCTGCATCTCTCAACATGTTAGCTAAGTGGTAACTGTCTACATGTGAACTTGCTTGATAAGAAGTATCCCTTAAAAAGAGTCCATTGTTAAAACTTGGTGTTGCCATTTGTTGAGTTTTTAAAAAAATTACTAATTATTGTTTAATCTTTAATTACCTACCAAAAAAGTTTCTTTTTGGTCTGTTAATTGCATTTCTTCTTGGCGGTGTTCTTTTAGCATCAGGTTGTGCAGAAGTTGTTTGATTTGTAGTAGTTCTTGTTGACTGCTCTGTTTTCAAACTTCTTATAACTTTAGCTTGTTCTTCTTGTGAACCAACACCTTTTACTTGAGATTTATAACCTTGAGGATCTGCTAAAAGCCATAAAGCTTCAGCTATAAGACCATGATTAGGTTCTACCCATTGATATTTTTCTAATAAATGTCCAAGTAAATTTGTTTGTTTACCATTAATAGAAGGATAATTAGATTGAACTAATCCAGAATACAGCATGTTTTGAACTCTGTTATCTATTTTAAGATCTCCTAATGTTCCTGGTTCTAATGCATGATAAACACTTTCTATATATTTTTGAGACTGTTCTGCTCTAAGAGCAGCTTGTCTTTCTTGTTCTGCTAGCTTTTGATTAACAATCTGCTGTTGCATAGCATCTAACTTAGGCTTAAACTGTCTTGCTTTCTTTTCTAGTTCTCCTCTATCTTCTAATGAATATATCTCATCTTCAATTTCTTCAGGAGTTCCGTAATTAGTAGCAGATAAATAAGCTCTAATGGCATATTTTTGATGTTCTTCTTTAGATACATCAAGTTCTTTCATTTCATTAGAAGAAGCTAATGCAGCAAATAAAGCTTTAAGATCTGTACCGCCATTGGCTATATAGTGATAAGCCTGTTGCATTTCTTCAGGCATATTACCAAAAAATTCTTGAGGCATCACAGTTTGAAGATTATTCTGTACTTGTTCTAAGTTAGCTGCAATAAGCTCTTCAAAATCTTCAGTAGTGTACTCTTCAATTTTTTTGTCATCATCAAAAGGAAGCAGCAAACCTTTATCAATTAAATTTTTAGTAGCAGATACCATAGCTGTTGGTCTACCACCTTTATTTACAGGTTCTTCTACTTCAATTTCTTCTGGTTGTTTTAAAGTAGTATCAATTTCTTCTTGAGTATAAGCCTGTTGTTTAGAAGTTTCTTCAGACTTTTTTACAACTTCTTCTTTGTCAAGGTTCAAAAAAGACATGTCTTGCTCTATAGGAGCAAAAAGTGTTTTCTTATCCTCTGTTTTTTCTTTTACTTGTGTGTTTTCATCAGCTAGCATAATAGAATCATTACCTGTACCTAAGATATCATCCAGGTCAATGTCTATTTTACTTACACTAGTTGTTTCTTGTGTTTCACTCATAATCAAAAATTTTTGTTGGTTTTATATAACTGACATATATATTGTCTATAAATAATATACACAATTCTAAGAAAAATAAATATAATAAGTTTTAAAAAACTTCACGTAAAAAAAAATATTTTGCCACTATATAGCTACAATATTTTTAGTCTTCTTTATTTTTCTTCTTTTTTGGGATATCATACTGATTTTTATTTTCCCTAGCAATTTCAAGATCTTTATTTTTCATATCTCTTTTTAGAGCAAGTTCTTCTCTTTTAAGATTGATTTTTTCATATTGCTCATTGCGTCTATCACTTGCTTTTTCTCTTTGCAAGTTTATAGTTTCTTGATATTGTTCAGTCTTTTTAAGTTTTTCAAGATTATCTATAAAATCAGATTGTTGATTTTGATTTAAATCTTGCATTGCACCATAACCAGAAGCTCTAATTTCAGCAACAAGAATATCTTTTCTGCGTTCTTTTTCAGCTTCTCTTTCTTTAAAGTCAAGCTCCATAGCTTTTTGTTTTTCAGCTTGTTGAGCTTGCATTTCCATCATTTGTTGTTCATGCTGTCTTTGCTCTTGAGCTTTCTGCATACCTTTATCTTCAATACGTTTTAAAGCTGTAGTTAAGGTAGCCATTGAGTCAGACTGAATTATTTCTCCTAAATCATATATACTAGCTCCTGTAGTATTATTGCTAGCAGCTAGTTGTTTCATTTGCTCAAGTATTTTTCTATGATTAGCTTTTGTTGAGCAATAAACATTTATATCTCTTAGTAAAAGATCTGCACCATTAATTTCAAAATTTACTCTTTCATCATTACTAGTCATATGCTGTAATCTAACAGATGGTTTTGTTGAATGATAAAATTGAGCTAAATCTGTACGCATTTCATGAACTCTAGGCATTAAATAGTCTGAATGCTCTATGAAATACATTTCTGTTTGCGCATAAGAACCAGATACAGCTTGTTCAATACCAGTAGCTGTTTCTGTTTGACCTATCTGTTGCCCAAGTCTTTGCGGATTAACACCTACAACTTCAAAAGCTTGTTGTTTAAAAAACTGAGCTAACTGAATTCTAGACATTAATCTACCTGTCTGAGATAAATCAAGTTGTTGAAAATGCTGGAAATTTAGTGCATTTTCTGTATTAGTAATAGATGTGTCTAGCGGAAGCATACTAAAGTCTTTCATAGCCACATATGCTTTAGCTAAATTACCTTTACCCCAATCTTCTCCCAAAGAATGTTTTGGTAAAGTATTTTGATCTATCATAACTACTGTACCTATTTCATCAACAAGTATATCTGCTATTTGATTATTTACAATGTTATAACCAATCTGAAAAGGTTTCATCATATCCACTAATGATGTAGACCTGGTATTTCTATCTGAAAAGATTTTACCTTCTACAGGAAGCTTACAACCATATAAAGTATTTTCTCCTTTAAACTGATACTTTAATGGTGCTATGTGATTTTGATTAATACCTAAGTATATAGGATTTATACCGTTTGTTTCTGCTCCTAAAAATGTAGGTGCATTAGGACCTATTTTTACACCACCCCAAACTTGATTTATCCAAATCCACTCTATATGCTCACCAAAAACAAGTGTAGAAGTATTTTTATTTTTTATAAGCTCATTGTTATAAATAGGTTTATCTGTTATAGTATATTCTTCACTTACAATATCTGTAGTTACAGTACCTGTCTCATCTATTTTAGTAAGATGTCCTACTTTACGTTGAGACTTCCAATAAGCTGTGGTTACACGCATCATATTAGTAACCCACTCAGTTCCATAATCTTCACTCTCTCCAAGAACCCAACTTACTATATCAGAACCATTATTAATAAAGTTATCTCTCATAGACGTTAATTGTCTATAGTTTAATGATGGAGAGCCTACGTTCCAATCATAAGATTTAGTAGCATCATAGAATGTACCATCATTTTGATAACCTGTAATAGGATAACCTGCTGCACTAATAGGATAATACTGTTGTAATGAAGCTAGCTGTTCTTCATTCATTAACCATCCATAATGATCTATTACATCAGGGACAGTCATCATATCTAGTTTTCCAACCCAATTACCATCAGATATATATCTGCAGTTAGGTGATTTATTGTAGAATGTTAGTACTGGATTCCAAACTTCAGGTATGTAATCATCTTCTAACATCTTAAAATGCCAAAATTCTCTATCAGTAATAAGAGAATCTCTAAAAGCCATTTCTTCTAACTCATCCATTCTAAATCTTTGCTCATCAATAAGCATTTGTTTAGAAGCCCATTTTTCAGCTATAACTTCATAGTCTTTAGAAAAGAATTCATTAATTTCAGGTAGTGTTTTTATATTATCTAAACTAAGCTGTTCTTGCATCATTTTAGCAACTTCAGGATCTTGAGGATCCATTCCTTGCTCTATCATTTTTCCTAATAACTTTAACTCAGCTTGTTTTACTAGAGCACTTTCTATTTCTGCTCTTTTAGCTTCCATTATTTCATTATGAGTAAACTCATCAACAGCTCTAAAAGATACTCTAGTATTTCTTTTTGCAAATTCAGCAACTAATGTATTTATTACATTAGGTATAATTGGATAGAATTTTAAATCTAATGCTGGAGCTTCATCATCAATAGCTAATTGATCAACAATCTCTAACATTTCATTATCTTCTTCTACAATATAATCTGTTTTATCTATAAGACCTTTTGCTAACTTATAGTTTTTCATGAGTCTTCTAGCATTTCTTCTAATTTGTTTAATGCCATTCCACTCTAACCAGTCCATGTTCCATGCGCACCAGTCTGTATCTTTTTCTTTTTTAGGAATAAACTGTAAAGGTTGTGACACTGCCCACAACCTTTTAGTTTCAGCTTTTTTTCCTTTCTTTAAATCAAGAGCGTTATATATTTTCATTAACGTAGTCTTTTATAAGGTGACCTCTTTTTTTTGAAGTTTAAGTTAGACTTTTTTCTACCTAAATTTCTAAAAGGGGTACTCTTTAATTTATACAAATTTTGTGAATTTTCCAATTTATTTGGAATCTCATTTTCAACTCTAACTTTAGTCTTTCTATTAGAATCTTGTATTTTAACAAAAGCTATAAGAGCTGCTAGAGATACAATACGGTCAACATTTACACCTGGTCTGTAAGCCTGCATTTCTTTTAAAGCCATAAGATCTGGTAATCTTCGTATACCATAATGCTTTTTTATAATAGTTCCCTCATCATCTATTTCTTCATCTATAGTTTCTTTTAGCCACTCAATTAAATGACTTAAAAGATGATTTTTAAATAGAGTACCTGCATTTTTCCAACCATAATCCTGATAAACAGTTTTATTTGCTTGAGCTTCTTTTAAGAAAAGCATTTGGTTTTTTGGAACCAAATAGTTTTGTTTTCTTTCCTTTATCATGTAAAGAATAAAAAGAGATATGTTATTTTCTACAAGAGTCCAAGCGTTATACCATTCTATTATAAGTCTGAGTCTTTTGTGCGTTTCATTAATATCATCAAAACGCCCGCACCAGGCAGCTACAATTTTATCTCCTTCTACAAAATTTTCTATCCTATCTTCTGTATGCCGTGTAACATTTACAGCGGTTTTATAAACATAAATAGAACATAATGAATCTGACGTAGTTGTTTTACCTTCTGAAACAGGGTCAATAGAAGCGTAATAAGTTCCAAACTCAGGATCTTTATCAGGTCTTTCCCAAACTACAATAGCTCCTGTTTTATCTTCTGCATTTGTTTTGACAGGAAATTCTGTAATTGGAGCTTTAGATATTTTTTTAACTCTTAAAGAACCGTCAGGCTTTTCCTGTATATCTACTGTTTCATAAGGATAAGCTCCTTCATTTATTTCTCTTTCTTGATCTGCAACCAAATTTAATGGAAAGACAGACTCTTCTCTAAAATCAAAAGCTTCTTTAATGTTTCTAGGATGCTGAGATATTCTTAATTGATACAAGTTAGGTCTTAATTCTTTTTTCCATTTTTTAAACATGGCATCTATTGCTTCTAAAGCTTGTTCTACTAAAGAATTACCATGCTCATCAATGTGTGGCGGCATACCCCATTGTTCAGGAATAAATAAACCTGACTCTCCTCTCATACCTGTTTCATCTATAAGATCTGTTTCTACAGGATATATGTTATTTTGTCTAGGATATAATGTAAAATCTTTTAATGGTCCACAATCTTTTAAATCACCCACAGATCCTGCTGCTATAAACATACCTGTAGTTATTTCTCCAGCTTGCATTGCAGGTCTTACATATTCATAAGTTTTATCCATACTAGGAGCAATACCAGCCTCTTCATAAAAAAAGTAAGTACACGGACCACCTACACCTTTTGTAGCAGACTGTTCAAATGACATACCTTGCATCATACCTTTTAAACCTACATCTTTTTTCTTACCTCCTTTTGTAACCTCAATCTTTTGTTGCCAGGTAAGAACTTTACCAGGATTCATAGGTCTATACCAAGCAGTACTCCCATTTAAGAAAGCTCTATATTCATCTAAGAATTTCCAACTACCATTTACATTAATATAATCTTTTAAACTAGCACCTATCTTTAATATAGGACCTTCTTCAAACCATATTTGGTTTATAAGTTTACCCATATGAAAATATGAAGAGGCTATCTGACGTTTCTTTAAAATAGAAGCATGCTTATAATCTAGTTCTGCTAAACACTCATAAAGAGAGATATGAAGTTGTACATCCCAAACTAATGGAAAATCAAACTTCTTTTTCATTTTATCATAGATTGGAAGAAAGTTAATCCAGAAATAATAGTCTCTTGGTAAGTACCATATCTTATTATTATTCTTAAAGAATACACCTTTCCTAGACTTTTGCTTTTCAAAATCCCAGTATTTTACAAAATCCTTGCTTCTAAAAGGAGCCATACAATATACGTCACCTTGTTTTCTAAAAAGTCTTGCTTGTTCATTAAATAACTGTGCCGTTTCATCAAACTCATATTGACCAGGTTCTTTAAAAGTAGATTTTACATACTCATATAGCTCTCTTCTTGAATTAAAACTTATTGTTGTCCATTCATTGTTTTCATAAACAGGTATATCTTCATAGATTTCACTCATAGTTTTTACATCTGATCATAACCTAATTGTTGACCTCCTCTTACATGAGATTCTTGTTCTGCTTCTAAATCTTTTGCTACGCCTTTGTATGATTGACGTATAGCATCAAATTCTTTAGCTATTCTAAGCAGAGAATTTATATTACCATCTCTACCTGCTGTAACAACTGTAGTACTCATATATTCTGTTAAATTATCTAACATAGTTGTAATACCTTTGTATGCTCTTACTGTAGGTGTTTCATACATGCTTGTAGCTTTTTCTACTGCTGTTATTATTTCATCTTCTTCTAAACTAAAATCAATGCCTAAGTCATCTATTATAACATCTTCTCTTAATTCAATTTGCATATTAAAATAAGGATTCTCTTGACTTGGACAACACATGTAAAATATGTAAGCATATATTTTTAATGCGTTTTCAGGATATTTTTCTTGAATAACGCTTAACCATTTAATCATTTGACAATGCTCAGTAGGCTTAACTACATTGTTTTCTATATCTAATAACTTAATCATAAACTTCTGGATGTAGTTTTAAATATTTTATAATGGCGTTAACTTCCTTTTTCATATAAGGTAAATCATAAGGAATAACTTCTTTTATAATAGGATCACCTATTGCATCTGTTGCTACTAAAGGATAACCATTATCATCAGTATCTTCTACTTCAAATAAAACATGATGTATCTGCATTATACCAGGTTTTAAAGTATGATTGTGTTTAAGTATAATGTACATATAAATACTTAATTGCAGAGCATAATGATTTAGATTACAATCACCTACATGAGACAGTGGACCATTTAAACAAGACATTTTACCTTCCCAGTTTACATAAGCTTTAGTTTTTATTTCTTTATTTGTTTTATAATCATAGATATTTACTTTATCTCCTACAACTTCAACTCTATCTGCTTGACCGCATATTCTTGCTGATTTTAAATAAACAAAATGTTCTGGATATATACCTGGAGTTAAAGCTTGAACAGGAGAATGTTTTACGCCATCTTGTTCTATAGGATGTATAATAGGTAAATCAATACCACTTCTTTGTATTGTTTCACACATTAAAAGTTCTTTTTCTCTTTGATCATGATACCAACTTCCTAAAGATACCGCCCTATGAGATTCATTGTTCCAGATTTCTTTTATTTTTTCTGGATCCATTCCATACCACTTGGATTTTTTATTTTTAGAAGATTTCAATGCAATACTGTCTGCATCAAAATGTGGTTTAAAAAGAGATATTAAAGATGTAGTACTTAACCATTTGCTATTAGGATTGTTTTTACTTTCATAAGTATGATTATCTGCTTTAAATATTAATTCCATTTTACATATTATTGATTTGATTATTGATTTGATCTTCTATTTCTTCTGTTACAACAGCATCCCATTTACCTTCAGGACAAGAAGAAGATAAGGATCTTAGTTTGAATGCTAAACTACACCCGCAACTTCCACAACAAGGATTTGTACCAGGAACCTCACAGTTTTCTCCTATAAGATCTATTTTAGGGCAGACAGTGCAAACTAAATGCCTTTCTCTAGCCACTTCTTCTATATGTTCTTGCTTAAACAAATTATTCTTAATACCCTCAAGAATTTGTTTTTTATTGTTCCATATCTTTTTTAAATCCATCTATCTTTTTTTTATAAAATTCTTGTTTACGTTTTATATCTTCATAAAGTAATGCTTGAACATTTAGAACTTTCTCTAATTTTTCTTCTATATCTTTTTTAATTACCATCTGATTAAATGTATCTGGTTGAATAACATTTAAGTGATTAGTATATTTCATAACAAGCTTTGGTAACTCTTTCTTTTTTATTTGAAAAGATCCTAAATTTTCAACTTGTATATTATAAAACTCTAAATTAGAGAGTGCTTTTCTTAATTCAACATAGTAAAAATTAATAACGTCCTCTATCATAGATAGATTCATATTTAGTTTTTCACTTGTTGGTTGTAAAAAATGTTTACTGTTCTTTGGTAACATAAAACAATTTAAAATCTAAAACTATATTTCCTTTAGTCTGTACTTGTAAATCAGGACTTAAAGAGATTTTCTTTTTATTTGAGCCGTTTTTTTTAACTAATTTAATTTTACAAGCTTTACTTAAAAAATTACGTACAGTTTGAGGTGTCTTAAATATTTTTTCTTGAACAGTAGAATTACAAAATTCTGCTAACTCGCATTCACCATAAGCACCTAATAAAGTCAAACAGTTAAGTTCATTACTACTTAATTGTATTTTATTTGTAAAACAATAAGTAATGAGTTGATATTTAATAATATCTCTGTGACCCATTCTTACTTTTTTAGTCACTAAATTTGCTTCCGCCATAACTTTGTATTTATATAGATAACAACATATCAACCAGCTCTACTTGAGGAAAAACATCTGTCTTATCTTTTCTAACATTACAATGAGAAAGAAGACCTTTTACTTTTCCTTCAAAAGCATCCTGATGAAAACCAAAAGCTTTGGTTGGACCAAACTTTTTAATCCAAGGAATTAAACCTTGATCAATATCTATGTTATCTCTATTAGCAATATATAATAGCCATTTTTTTGTAGCTTCTATTTGTTTATTGCTATATCTATGATAATAAATTCTTTTTCTAAAAGGCTCTTCTAATTTAGATACCTGAGATTCTATTGCTTGAGAACCAACATAAGTTTTATAGTCTTCTGTTAGATAACCCATAGCACAAATTTCTAATCCTACAGAGTGTTTATTCATATATGATGAACCTGTTTTTCCTAAATGAAAACCTTGACAACCTTCTGGAAAAGCTTGTACCATAACACCATCATATCTATCATCTCCAGTTTTATGATCCTGCCCACCTAATACAAATTCAGTAGCTACTCTACCTCTATCATCTCTACCCCAAGAATCAATAGTAGCAAAAGGATTTGAGTTACCTGCAGTATGATGTAAAAAAACATAGTCATTTTGAATTTTATAACTTTCTTTTAGATATTCTCCTTTAGGTAAAAAATGTTTTTGTATAATTAATCCTTCATCTGTTGTGTATTGAGATACATTTTTAAGATCTGTATCTAAAATACCCATAGCTTCCATAGTTTGTGGACCGACAACACCATCTGCTGTTAAATTATTTTGTCTTTGCCAATGTACTATAGCATTCATTGTTTTGGGACCAAATATACCATCGGGCTTTACACCTACAACTTTCTGTATAATTTTAACAGTAGCTCTGTCAGAAGATCCTAGTTTAATAACACTCATAGTTATTCTGTTTTTTTAAGTTTTCTACTAACACTTTTTGCTGGAGGAGCAGGAGCTTCTTCTTGTAAGCGTTCTTCAGTCTCTTCATCTTGAGAAAAGAATTGAGATTGTTGAGCTATAGCTATTATCTTACGTAATCTATGCTCTTCAATGTCAGCTTGTAGTTGTTCATATTGATTTTGAACTTCTAAAAACTTAATTTCTTCTGTGTAATGTGTAATTGCGTTTTTGCGGATTTGTGCAATTTGCTCTGAGGTAAGTTTTTGCTCAGAGTCTTGTTGTTGGTTTTTACTCATGACGTTTAAAATTTTTTTGATTATATATCAAATATAACTAAAAAAGTTTAAACTATACAAGTTTTACTTATAACAACTTAATTTATTCTTTTTCTTTTAAATTCTTTTTTGCAATTTCTCTTTCTTTCCAAAGAACTAGTTTAATTTTTTCCCAAAGATCATATCCTAGTATAATACTCATATTTTCAAATATGCTTTTAACTTCTACTATAGCTATAATACCTGAAGTAACTTGTATCCAGGGTAACGCTGGTGTTAAATAAAACTCTGCTACTTTAGAAACAATAATAGCTAAAGGATAGATTATTAATTTAGAAGTAATTCTTCCTGCCTTTCTAGAAGTAATAGGGATATTTAATTTAAGAGAAGCCCAAATACCTGTTAATGTATCAGCAAATATCAAAAATGTAATAGCTAATATTGAAGATATTATATCTCCTATAAATAGTGTTAAGAAAGCTAACACTTCTGGACAAAAACATTTTAAACCAAATATCTTAAACTCTTTCATTATACAAACTGTGCTAAGTAATCGGTGACCATTGCTGTGTACTTGTCTTTTCTTTCTTGTGTAAAGACTTCATCTACAGGAATATTAGGTAAGTGCGTATTAATTGATTCAATAGCACCTGTTTGAGCAAAGGCAAGAATATCTCTAAACTTGACAAGAATAGCATCATTCTGTTCTTGTGTTGTACCCATGATTCTGTTGTCCTCAACAAAGACAAACACAAGGTCTTGTCCGAACTGCATATCCATTTGCAACCTTTCTTGAATTGTAAGTGGTACAAATGGTGCATAAAACTCAGCAGTGTACCCTTCACCAAGTGAATCAGCAAAAGCTTGAGCATCTTCAAGACTTGCAAATTTTTGGATAGTACCCCAAAAGTCTTTTGATATTCTATAATAATCCATTTTATATTAATTTATGCTATTTCAAAATGTACTCTAAATCTATCTACTACATCATAAGGTGCAGGAAACATTTGAGCAGATGTTAATGTTGTAGGTACATTTGCAAAATCATAAGGAAATGCACCACTTGTTTGTACTAATCCATAATACATATTTGTATTAGATGGATTAAAACCCATTAATTCAGCAGTTATACTACTTGCACCTGTTGCATATCCCCAACTTCCACCTGTAGTATTTGCTAAAAAAGTACTCATATATAAACCAGGTTCAAGATAATGTGGTAGTGCTAATCTTGCTTCTTGCCATCCTGTCACTCCTGTTGATGGACTAAAATCAAACTCAGCAGTTGGTTGAAATCTTAAATTCCAAATTTTAGCAGCTGGATCATATTTATATAATGCAGCATAAGCTTTTGCAGGATCATTAGTTGATAAACTTTTAATATTCATTTTTAAAGCAGATATACTTACAGGTGTTTCTATTCTGAATAACCTACCTGTTCTCCATCCTGCGTAAGTTCCTTGATTTCCATTTAATGAACCTACTGAATTAACAGAAAAATCTATAGTAACGCCTGGAATTGTATAAGCATCAGAAGGTGTATAACTTCCACCACCTCCACCACCAGTGCTGACTTCTTGAAAACCTAATTCTAATAAAGGATTATATTTTTGTGCCATTGTTATGCAGTTAAGTATACCTCACACATCTGAATAAATGTGTCATAAATAGCTTTAGCTTCTGTAGTCATATCATCATAATTGACTAAAACTTGATCTTGTTCATTTGTATCTGTGTCATGATATTGAACAATAATTCTTTTTTCTATTGGTCCAAATTGTCCTTGCTGATTATCTTGTGTGACAACTTGTATTAATTCTTTTGCCATTTTATTTTAATATTTATTAAGTTAATTAATCTGCTACTATGTTTCCAAAACTATCAGCTACTGTTACTTGTTGTTGTGTTATACTTGCATTAACAGGTATAGTCGGGTTTCCTAAAAAACTATTGTTACCATAAGCTGAATTTACAGCTATTAAAGCACCTATTCCATTTGCACTTGTATTATTAACGACTAAAGTGCATCCAAATATAGAAACCTTTGAACCTGAATAAGGTATAATTGCGTGACTTGAAGCTGTTGTACCTCCTTCAAAAGTACAACCTGATGCTATACTGCCTCCAAAAAAACAAGCTGCACTTGCATCGCTTTTTCCAAAACAACCATTTAAAATAGCGTTTGTACCAGAAGCTACATAAAATGCATAACTTGATTTAGAATATGCCTTTAAACCTAAACATTGCATACCTGTATAAGGAATTCTCATTCCAGCACTTGTGCTTGAATAACCTGTACACCCAATAAGTTTACCTCCAACACTAAAACCATCACTTGCTGTTGAAGATGCTTTAGTATTAATATAAATTCCATTAGAACCAGATACCGCTTCACTTCCGTCACTATGAACACTGCAATTATGTAATTCTAAACCTGCATTGTAGCTTTGTACTGCTATATAATTCTGTGAATAAATATTACAATTAAAAAACCTACAACTACCAAAACCTCTTATTGCTAATGCTCCTTTTGACAATATTGTAGCATCTGTAACACTTCCCGTTCCTGCACTTAAATCAATAGTTCCCATACCTGTAGTAGTTCCCCCTGCCCATTGTGAAATGTAAGTTCCTCCTATTATTTTAGTAGTACCTGAAAGCTTGAGAACTTTTCCATTATCAGATTCTAAAATACAATCATTAAAATAAATTGTCATATCAGTACCAGTCGAAAGAACTATATTTGTAGTATTGCCGCCAATTGCAGAAGAGCCTCTTCTTTTAATTCTACCATTCCAAAAATGGACTTCAGTATTGGTTATAATTCCTGATGTATCAAGTACATTTGTTCCTGTAGGTTCATCTAAAGTATAGGTGTACCCATTCATATTGTAATTAACACCTGCTTTTAATGCCCAAGATACTGTATCTGTCTCTGTTATATTTGAAAAGAATTCTACAGTATCACCAGCAGATGCAGCATTTGTAGCTGAATTTATATCATTATAATATGTATAAGTTCCTGTTGCATCTGATATACCTAATATACCACTACTTGAACCTCCAGCAGCATCTATTTGTATGTCATCAGCGTTTTGTGTTATTGTAATATTAGAACCGGCTCTAAGAGTTCTAAATTTTAAACTGTTATTAACAACAGGTGTTTGCAAAACTTCTTCTCCAACACCTATGTTAGTAGCATCTACTCCAATACTATCTTTTATACTTTTAAAAGTAACTAAAGCATCATTTACTTGTGGTGTTTTAGAGTTACCAGGTTTTCTTTTACCAACTATTAAAACGTCACTATCTTCTGGAGTTACTATAGTGTTTCTTCTAAATAACCCAAGTATTTCTTTTATTATATTCATTTTATGATAAAGTTATGTCAATTACGTAATAATCACCAGCTGCACTCAAAGCATAAGTAAAAGTTTCTACAACAGTTAGACCAAGAGAAACACTAGAGTATTCTATACTTGATACTCTTCTTAAAGTAGGATCATCAGGATGATCATAATTAAAAACTTTTACAAGATCATTTGCCTGATCCTGTAATTTTTTTAAATCTGCTGAAGCTCCTCCTAACGCATCATGAATTTTATTCATGATTTTAATCATAGAAAATTGCCAGTTATAATTAGATTTTCTATTTCCTTGGGTATTTTGATTACCGTATCCCATGTATTTAAAGTTTATATATAAAGGAATATGAGTTTTTACTCATACTTTAATATACCTAATTTAAATTAGATATCAAAAAAATAAGAATGAAAAAAGGTCCCCTGAGAAAGGACCTTTTTACGAGAATCAAAGTTATGTATAAACGTTGCCCAATCTTTAGAAGCAGAAATAAGATTTGACACCTCTAATTTATGATATTTTTATCAAAAAGAAAATTATAATTCATCTAATGGTTCTTCTGGTAATTTTTTTTCAGCATTCTTTATAACCTTGTTAACATTTCTAACAATGTCTTCAATAAGATATGCTTGTATTTCATTATTCTCAGCATTTACTTCTACACCTACGATGTCCATAATATACCAACTCAAATGAACCGCTTCATGAACAATAGTACTTAAAACAGATGGCTGCTCCTCTACATCAAAATCAGAACCTGCTAACCCTACTAACAAACATAAGTGATTACCCAATTCGTCATGTTTTAGAAGAAAGGAGTATCCTAAAGCTCCGCTAGTCCTTGACTGAGACAACTTTAAACCAGGATACATGCTTTCCGCATGCACTGTAGCATCCTTCATATTACTAGCGACAATAACCTCATACGAAACATGAAACAAAGGCACTTTTACCTTTTCAGAATATACAGAAAAATATTCTTCCATAACACAATACTTTTAGTTTATACATAAGC